TAACACTTTGATTTAAGTATTTTGGTTGATTTTGTTTTGGCATTATTATCTTTCTTATTTAACTTTTTTATATGGGTCTGTATTTAATTTAACAATCTTATCTGGTTGAACATTTGCAATAATATCAATTAAATTATTTTTAATATAATGCACAACTGCACCTACCTTACTTTCTTTAGTTAAGTCCTCTGCAATATCCTCAAAGCTATCATCTTTCTCAAGGTTTCTGGTTATTGATATACAATGAGCCTTACATTCTTTATCTAAAGTTTGTTCGTAAGGTTTTAAAAACATTCTTAAATATCTAGCAGTAAGGCCAACTTCATTAGTTTCAAAGCCAATGATTGCATAAATTCTGTAACCATCTACAAAGAACTTTTGTGTTCTACTCATCAACTTCATTTACTTTTTCCTCATTTAATTTACTTGCTAATTGACCTGCTAATGCTGAATAACCAATTAAGTCTATGTAATTGTCTGGGTCATAATCACCTGCTTTAGTTCTAGCAACTTTCAGCAGAGCCATCATTGTTAGGACATCTAGGGCAGATAAATCTACACCTAGATACCCAGACCATAGTTTTGCAATGTTCTCATGGTTCTTGATAAAATCACCATGCTTACGTTTTCTATCACCAGTGATTAAGTTTCCTGCTTTATGTAGTATGTCTAATCCGTACTGCATTAAAAAGGTATCTCATCATCTATGTCACCATCATTTACTAAATCAGCTATTGCAGGTGTTTCTGATGGTGCATTAGCACCTGCATCAGTCTTTGGGTTTGGATTAACCCACTTAGGCTTAAAGATAACCTTTAGTCCATCATCTTGAACATAGATAGCAACTTGAACAATGCCTTTATCAGCATTAATCTTTTCTAATAATGCACTATCAAATTTTATTGTGTCCCAAATTTCACCATCATAGCCTACTGGCTTGAGGTCTGGGTGATTGTCTTGAGTTTTCTTAGGGTTCTTTTTAAAGAGTTTTACATCACCCTTTTCAAGAACATTATATGGTTCTGCCATTTAACTTTCCTCTATTTTAGTTTGTTTAAATCAAATCCATCTGTTGATGGACTTTTAGTTTGCTCAAAATCTAAATCTTGAGATTCTTCTATGTTTAATAGAAAGAATTTTTGTAGCAGGTATTTATACCCATAACTAAATAAAGAGCCACTTGCCTTTGCATCATTTTGATTGCCCTTTAATGTTTGTGTTACTGCAATATCACCACACTTATAAAAAAATTGCTGATTGTTTCCATGCTCATCTTTTAAATAATTATCAATGTCTGTAATTACTAATGATACATTCATAATAATTTTATCGTTTTCTATATGTGTATGTAGTTGTGGTGTAACTAATAACCTTGCACTTATACAAGCATCTTTAACCACTTGTTGCACATCATTGTATGAACCTGCTGAATAACCCATACCAGTTTGTTCCTTGCTTACTTTCTCACATATACTTTGGGCATAATGTAATTTTTGGTAAATATTTAAGTCTCTAACTAGAGTTACTTCCTCTTTATTTTCTTCTACTTTTTTTGGTGCTTTTTTTTCAGTCATTAGTTTGCCTTTTTATTGTTGTTGTAAATATCGTAAATCATTTGCTTGTATTCTGGTTCAATGTTCTTAAAGAAAAAATGTTCGTATTCTGGTGGTACAAGTTTAATAATTTTAAGTGGGTCATCAGACATCTGTAATAAAGTTTGCCTAACACTTGCTTTATCTTTTATTGTTTCCATTTCTTGTTTTAATCTATCCCACTGCAATTCTTTATAATCAGTGTGTCTAAATAATCTTGAGTCTCTAGGATTGACATAAAGCATATCGCCTAAAACATTTTCTGCATGAGCATAGATACTCATTTGTGTAAGATGAAAACCTTTAGGCTCACTAGGACTGCTAGGATATTTCCATATTCTTGAACCCTCTGGTTTTATTTCACCAGACTTATCTTTGTAATCTTTTTTATAATGACCACCTGCGGTTGGATATGATGTTTTTACCTCAGTCCAATGTTTTAAAACACCACTTGCATCAACATAAGCAATATCAATAAAGCCAGTCCACATAACACTAATGCCATTAATGACATAATATACTGGTCTTTCTAATTGTATTGTTTCACCATCTTGTTTTTCATAAAGTATTTGATAAACCATTTCAGTAAGCATTTTTTTACCAAAGGTTAAATAAAATTCATTCATCTCACCATCAACTTCATTGACTGTACTTGGTATATATCTTTTTGAACTATCAACTATAAATGCCCATGCTTGGTCTATGTTACAAAAATCAGTTGCTACTAATCCTGCCCATTCACCTAACCACTTTCCCCAATCCATTCTGGCACTTCTTTCCATCTTTCTTTTATGCTCTCTTAATATGATGTATTTCATAAACCATAAAAAGTTTGGCATATTAATTGATGAGTTACTTAGCCATTCAATATCTTGCCTTGCCCATTCTTCACCAGTTACAAAATTTCTTTTTTCTTTTTCTTGTTCTATTAATGAAAGCTGAGTTATGTCTCTGTTAGGTTCTGATAAGACCACTGACTTTTTGGAGTCAACAAAAGGAGTCTGGTCAGCAGTCTTATCGCTTTCCTTTGGGGGGGAAACTTCTTTAGACAATTACATTCACCATTGAGTTTTGTAATTCAATCATCATTATTAAAATAAAATAACAAGCAGGTATAAATGCAATGCAACAAAACATTTTTGCAGTTATTTCTATAATTTCTATCCAACTAAATTTATTCATAATTAATTACCTTTAATTTAATGATTCGTCTTATTCAATTAATCTAGTCAAAGTTGGCAACATTTTCTATAAAATATTAACATATTTAGTATTTAGGTGAATTTAGGCTAAATTTTTGAGGCTATACAATGCTTATATTAGTTTAAACAATACTTGTATCATGTAGCCAATATAGTACAATATAGACATATCAAAAAAACAAGGAGTCAAAAATGAGAAAAAATAAAATGAAAAATACAGAGTTCAACAACTTTAAAATGAACAAAGAAGTTTATGCTCTTAGACGTAAAGTAATGAACATTATTTACGACTTAAAAAAAGCAGTACCAACTTTACCAAGAGTTGAAGTGAGAATTGGTAATCATGTAAATGACAAAAGAGTTCTTGGTCAAGCAAGAATGACAGAGTGCCAAATTTGGATTACTGAAACTGCAACTAACATGAACGCAGATGAGTTAAGACACATTGTTGCACATGAGTTGGGTCATGCAGTTCTTGGATTAGAGCATGATGACAAATGCCCATTGATGAGACCAACATTGGCAAAAGTCTTAGACTATAAACAATGTGTATATCACTTTGCTAAATATTTTAAAAAGAGGGTTGCGTAAATGATTACATATAACCCTAAACAAAAATTTATTAGACCCTCAATCGAGCAAGTTGAGGGTTTATTAAAAAAAGTACCCAATGTAAGTTGTGATAAAGTTAGTTGTCATAATGATAGATTAACTTTTTGGATTGCTAATTTAGATTGGGCAACTATTTGCTCTGGTTTTAATGTAGATACATTTAATCATCTACTACAAAAATACAAATTAGATTTAACACCTTTTGTAAAATTATCTGATGAGCAAAAAGGACTCAACAGAGAACAAACAAAAGAAAAAGTTTATGAAATGTTATCTGAGGTTATTACTACCGATAGTAAAATGACTAAGGGTGCATTGATTAAATATGTCAGAGATAACTGGAAAGAAAAAACCATTATGTCTGATGTAGGTCGAGTGGCTAGTAAAGTAATTAATGAAAAAACTGGCAACTCATTTAGCAAATGGCAAATTTGCACAACTCAAAGACATATCAGAAAGGTAAAATAGATATGGAAAAATTTAAAAGATTACCAAAAGATAATTTGCGTGATTTACCTATTAAAGAACGTATTAATTATTTTAAAAAATTAGGAACTGAATTAATTGGTAAGCCACTTACACATCAACAAGCAAAGTATATGTATGAGGATTCTTTAAGAGGTGAGAAGTATCATAATGATATTTATATAGTTGATGTTTACAGAGGTATTGATGCAGATAAAATGGTTCAAAATAAAGATTGGTTAGGCAAATCTACTTACATAGCAATCAAAAGACATGATAAAGAAATTTGCAATGACTGGCGAGATTTCCAAAAAATTAAAAATGAATTAGTTGGTGAGGACATTGAGGCACTGCAAATTTACCCAGATGAAAAAAGGTTAATGGACACTGCCAATCAATACTGGTTATTTTGTTTACCTAAAGGTCAATGGATTCCATTTGGCTTTACTGAACGTCATGTAGATTACACTGAAAGAAAAGGTGGTTTTAGAAAAGCAGGTCAAAGAGGTGTGGCATAGACCACACCCTTAGTTAGTTATTCTAAAGTAAATGGATAAGGTTCTGTACTTGGAACACCATTATTAAGCCAAACCCAATCATAATCAATTCTTGAAACTGGTATGCAGTATTCTAATTTAGGTTTTTGCCTTAATATTTTCTTTTCTACGGATACACTTGGATTAACTTCTCTAATGCCATTATACATTTTAACTATAAATTTGGTTGAACCATTTTTAAGTTTTGCATAATAAATACCATTAAGAGTCATTTCATTAGCAATTTGGTCTTTAAGCATTATAAAGAGACCACAACTACCTTTATCAATAATGCTTATAATGTTTTGCACATCAGCAATATAATTTTTTAATATTATGCTTGGATATTTTTTATCCATAATAGGGTCAAACAAACGCACTAAATTATCTTGTTGTGAGCCATCAAATGAACCATTTATTTCTATTTCAGTATTCATTGGTTCATAAACTTGAAACCATTGGACATTTAATATTTCTGCAATCTTTTTTGCAAGTGCATGGTCTATACCTCTTTTATTATTTACAATTTTATTAAAATTTATTGGGTCTAATCCTAGACTTTCAGCTAAAGATTTTTGCGTTATGTTCTTATGTTGCAATAAATTTTTAATGCTATTCTGGTTAATCATCTTTTTTTCTTACCTTATTTCTGTTTATCTAATGTAGCCAATATAGACCATAATATACATAAACTACAACGGATATTTAGTATTAATTTTTAGTTGTATGTTTATCATAATATTGCTTATTTCTTGCAATGTTGCATAGAATCGCATGATAGTCATAAATAGCCAATTTGGATATTGACTTTTTGGCTAAAAATCAAGTAAGGAATTATATGCTATTAAAAGAATACAAAGAAACCAACAATCTTACATTACAAGAACTTGCAACCCAATTTGGGGTAACTGGGCAGAATCCCAGACAAACCATACGCAGATGGGTTGAGGGTCTAAGAATACCAAGAGTGCATTTTATGGACAACATTGAAAAAGCAACAAATGGGAAAGTTAAATTTGAGGACTTAGTAAATGGATATAAG